ACAATTATTTGCGTAACAATTTATTTGCATCGTGGTCAAGCACATAAAGGACTCATATTTCATCCTGTGTTAGAACATTTCATGAGGTTCTGGTTGTGGCTTACAACCGGAATGGTCACAAAGCAATGGGTAGCGGTTCATCGTAAACATCATCGTTATAGTGATGTTCAGGGTGATCCGCACAGTCCTCATGTATTTGGTTTTTGGACAGTATTGTTTAAAGGAGCTTTATTGTATCATGAATCATCAAAAGATAAAGTCATGGTTGATACATACGGTGTTAATACTCCTGATGATTGGATTGAGCACAACTTATACAGTAATCACTCCAGACTTGGCATTAGCATTCTCTTTTTGTTCAACACGTTGATGTTTGGGTGGTGGGGTATTTTGATTTGGTTAATACAAATGGCATGGATTCCGTTTTGGGCCGCCGGTGTAATTAATGGTATCGGACATTTTTGGGGTTATAGAAATGGAGAAACAAAAGATTCTTCAAAAAACATTTTTCCATGGGGTATAATCATTGGTGGTGAATGTCTACATAATAATCATCATTTGGATCCAGCAAATCCAAAATTAAGTCGCCGTTGGTTTGAATTTGATATTGGTTGGTTCTATATAAAGATTTTCAGTAAAATTGGTTTGTTAAAGATAAGAGGATAAAATGAAAAAGTTATTTTCAGTATTACTGTTTTTGCCATTAATGGCATTCGCACAGCAAAAGGCCGGTGTCACATACGATGCAATCCTAACAAGGGTCATCGATGGCGACACCGTAGCATTTCAAGCTAACTGGTTGCCAGAACCTCTTAAAAAAGAGTTGTCAATCAGAGTCTTTGGCGTTGACACTCCAGAAAAAGGATTTAGAGCCAAATGTCCTCAAGAAGATGCTAGAGGACAAGCCGCAACTGAATTTACCAAAAATGCGGTTGCAAAAGCTAAGAAACGACAAATCATCATCATGGATTGGGACAAGTATGGTGGTCGTGTATTGGGAGATGTATTATTAGATGGTTATAGTTTAAGACATATGTTAATGGCCAATGGTTTTGCTAGAGAATATTATGGCGAAGCAAAAACATCTTGGTGTATTCAATAAGTGAGGATAAAATGAAAAGAGTATTAAGATTTACAGCATCGTGGTGCCAACCATGTAAAACATTGGCAAAAAATTTAGAATCAGTAAACAACGTATACAGTATACCAATTGAAGTTGTTGATATTGATGTTTATCCTGATGTTGCCATGGAATATGGAATTAGAAGTGTGCCAACATTGGTGATGAAAGAAGGTAATATAGAAGTCAAGAGATTTAGTGGTGTTCGTTCACTTAAAGAATTAGAAGGCTGGATCAATGATTAAAAAACTAGAATCAAAACTAACGGATGAAAGAAACTCATTTAAACCGTTTAACTATCCTTGGGCTTATGATGCTTGGTTAAAGCATGAACAAATACATTGGTTACATACAGAAGTTCCAATGCTTGAGGATATGAAAGATTGGAAAAAGAAATTAACTGCTGAAGAAAAACAATTTCTAACACATATTTTTCGTTTCTTTACTCAAGGTGATATTGATGTGGCTGGTGGTTATGTAAAAAATTACTTGCCATATTTTCCTCAACCTGAAATTCGTATGATGTTGATGGGTTTCGCAGCTCGTGAAGCTCTACACATTGCTGCATATTCACATTTGATTGAAACTCTTGGTTTACCAGAAACCACATATAATCAGTTTCTTGAATATCAAGAGATGAAAGATAAGCATGACTATGTTTTGGATATTGCATCCAAAAACGGAACAAAAGAAAATACCGCAAGACACATTGCTGTATTCTCCGCATTTACAGAAGGTATGCAACTGTTCTCATCATTCATCATGTTGTTGAACTTCCCACGCCATGGCAAAATGAAAGGCATGGGTCAAATTGTTACTTGGTCAATCGTTGATGAAACAATGCACGCCGAGAATATGATGAAATTGTTTAAAACATACATCCAAGAAAACAATGAAATTTGGACAGATGAATTAAAGTCAAGTATCTATACCATTGCTGAAAAGATGGTTGCTCTTGAGGATAAATTTATTGATTTGGCTTTTGGCGTAACACAAATGGAAGGCCTAAGTAGTGATGATGTAAAAAAATACATTCGTTATATTGCTGATCGTAGATTGATTGGTCTTGGCATGAAAGGTATTTTTAAGGTCAAACGTAATCCTCTTCCATGGGTTGAGGAAATGATTAATGCACCAACACACACAAACTTTTTTGAAAATCGTGCAACAGATTATGCAAAAGGTGCCACGCAAGGTGATTGGAGTGATGTTTGGGCACATTAAGGAGAAAAAATGAAAACAATAACAGCAGAGTGTTCAAGCTGCGAATCATCCTATGATGTAATTTACCAAGAACAATTAGTATCTCAAGATTATCCAGAAATTTGTCCGTTTTGCGGCGAACAAATTGATGAGCTTACGGAGTCCGACTATATAGAGGATGAAGATGCTATGGATAATGAAGAATGGGACGATTGAATTGGATTTTTAAAGAAAATGATTTTACCGAAGAAATGATTGGTGAGAACTACGGATTCGTATACTGTATCACCAATACAACAACTGGTAAAAAATACATTGGTAAGAAATTTTTCTACAGCTCAAAGACAAAACAAGTAAAAGGTAAGAAGAAACGTTTCAAAGTTTCCTCGGACTGGCAAACTTACTTCGGTAGCAATGAGGAATTGAAAAAAGATGTTATAATACATGGTCAGGGGGCTTTTGTCCGTGAGATACTACATCTTTGCAAGTCCAAAGGAGAGTGTGGTTACCTAGAAGCAAAAGAGCAATTTGTCAATGGTGTTTTAGAAAGTGATGATTATTACAATACCTGGATTATGGTAAGAGTGAGAAAATCACATATCAAAGGATTACAATGTTAGACGTTTTTAGACAGATTAAAAATTATGATACAATCTTTTTTGTTCCTAATGATGAATCTGATGATGACAATGAAATAAAAGTGGAAGTTGCTCAATATAAAGAGCAAGGAGAAAAAGTTGGTGGTAGCGAAATGGGTGATTTGTATGATATAATTGTTTTTCGCATGGATGATGAATACAATGTTACCGATTTGGATAAATTTGAAGGCATTTTGATTGAACCTAGAGAATATGTTTCCCGAATGATTAAACAAGATTGGTATGGAATGGTTTCCAAAAAAACCACCACATCATACAAACTTGTGGATGACATATTTGCCAAATGGTCGGCTTTGTGTTAAAATAATAAAAACTTTGAAAGTATATTATGATTCTCGTTGATTTGAACCAAGTTCTCCTTGCAGGCCTCATGGCACAAATTGCCAATCAAAAACCGAAGCTCGCTTTGGAAGAAGGCCTTGTTAGACACATGGTACTTAACATTATTAGGACTCACCTAAAGAACTTCCGTGAACAATACGGAGAAGTTGTGTTGTGTTGTGACAACCGTAAATACTGGCGTAAAGAATTCTTTCCTTTCTACAAGGCACACCGCAAAAAAGCCAGAGAAAAATCTGATTTGGATTGGCACCTTATCTTTGATATGTTGGCCAAGTTCAAAACCGAACTCAGAGAAAATTTCCCATACAAAGTAATTGATGTTGAAGGTGCCGAAGCTGATGATATCATTGGCACGTTAGCTCCTCGTCATGTCATGCATGAAGATGTATTGATTATTTCAAGTGATGGCGATTTTCTTCAATTGCAAATGTATAATGGCCGTAGCCAATATAGTATCAAGCAATATAATCCTGCACAAAAGAAATTTGTGATATCACATGATCCAGTTAAAGAGTTGAAGATGAAAATCATCAACGGAGATTCTGGTGATGGAATTCCCAACATTCTATCTTCAAGTGACACTTTCGTTACCGGTCAAAGACAAAAGCGTATGACCGAACAAAAGATGGAAAAATATTTGAACGAAGAATATGCCAATTACGATACGATTGCAAACACTGGTTTCGCTCGTAACCAGGTCTTGATTGATCTTAGGAACATTCCTGGTGAGATCAGAGACAAAATTATAAATATGTATGACGAAACCAAACCAGCACCTAAAAACAAATTGCTGGATTACTTTATTGCCAACAAACTTAAAAACTTGATGGAAGTTATTGAGGAATTTTAATGAAACCACTTTATGAAGTTTTTGATGAATTTGAAAAAGCCACGACAAAACAGGAAAGAATGAATGTCATTGGCAGAAATTTATCGCATACATTAGTTGATGTTTTGAAATTAACATTTCATCCTAACATTAAATGGAAAATCAAAGGTCTTCCAGAAAATTACAGGATTCCAGATGATGTATTACCAGGCATCACTTATGATAGTTTAGGTTCACAGATTCGTAGATTGTATCTTTTCCTAGAAGGTAATGATACAGCAGAGCAATTAACCGAAAGAAGAAGAACGGAATTATTGTTTCAAATTTTAAATTCACTAGAGCCACGTGAAGCTGAAATTATTATGGGTATCTTTTTAAAAGACCAAGGCGTGAAAGGTTTAAATTATAAATTTGTTAAAGAGGCTTTTCCAGATATGCTTCCATGAACAAAGATAAAATCATCGTCACATCAGGAATATTTGATCCACTAACATTGAGAGAGTTACGATTTCTCCAAAAATGCAGAAGCAAAGGAGATTGGTTAATCGTAGGCATACACTCAGACATAAATCTCCATATGAAAACAGGATTTCTAAATCAAAACTATGAAACCCGCCGAGAGATTGTGGAAAATTTAAAATGTGTTGATGAAACATTCAGATTCAATGATGCTGATGGTACAGTTTGTAATTTATTAAGATTAGTTAAGTTCTGTTATCCCTTGTCAGAAATAACATACATTACAGATTCGGATATGCACAATATGCCGGAAACTAAAATCAAGGGAATTAATTTTGAAGTAATAAAGTAAGGAGTTTTTGTGTCAAAAAATATTGCCAAGTTTCGTAGAGATAGGGACTATAGCGATGAT